TTTTACGCCTTCGGCTCTTGTAAACCTTCAGGCTTTTTTCTACCTTTAATTCGTGGGTACACTTTAGTTTTGTGAATATTACAATATCTATACTTGTTATATTTTGATATAACAGTATCGCATCCATCCTGCAAACAAATTCTTCCACTACTATAGGAAGTAGAGGGTTTGTAATTAGGATATTTATTTCCTTTTATATAATCACTCATAACGATATAGTATAGTTAGGAGAACACACACACTATGTACGGTAAAAAGAAAAAAACAATGCCTAAGAAAAGCAAAAGGCGTGGAGGCAGAAGATAGCTAATGGCTGAATGGCGTGGAATGAAGGTTAAGCTAAACAATCCCACTAGGATACAAAAAGGCGAGCCAGGGTATGGTAGAAAAAAGTTTAAAGTTTTTGTTATGGATAATGGGAAAGTTAAAAAGGTTATGTTTGGTGACCCCAATATGGAAATCAGAAAAGATAATCCAAAAGCCAGAGCTTCATTCCGAGCCAGACATAAATGCTCTACAGCAAAGGACAAGACAACAGCTCGTTACTGGTCTTGTAGAATGTGGTAATGCCGTTTGTTAAAAAAGGAAAATATTTTTATTCGCCTAGTGGTAGAAGATATACTGAAAAACAAGTAAAGTTATATTACGCAACAAATGGATTTGAAAGGAAAGTAAAGTAATGGGAGCAGGAACAAAACATTATTTTAAGACTGGCAAAGAGTACAAAGGTAAAGTACACAAGATGAATGGACAGATACACACAGGTGCTAAACACACAAGTGCATCTAAAGTAATTGTACATTATGGTAGCTTGTCTAAAACAGCAAAAGCTAAAGCTAGAAAGAACTGGAAGTAATGGCTAAGATACCAGCAAGTGCAAACGCTGCACTAATTAAAAAAGCAAAGTCTAGTGGTATATCGTTATCTACACTTAAAACTGTGTACAAAAGAGGTCAAGGTGCGTATATGAGTTCTGGTTCAAGACCAGGAGTTTCTATGGCACAGTGGGCTATGGGCAGGGTTAACAGTTATATTCGTGGTTCAAGAAAACACGATACTGACTTGCGTGGTGGAAAGAAAAAGAAGTAGTGGCTAAAAGAACACAACCTTACCGCTTTGGTGTACCTGCTAAATATTTAGAGGGTTTATCTGATGATGCTGCTAGAAAAAGAGCTGCAGAGATAAAACGAACTGCTAAGGCTTACAAGTTAGGTAAGAAAGTAAATATAAAAAAAGTACAAAAGTCTAGGGTTTCAGATAAAAAGAAAAATAAATAATGGCAAGACCAACTTGTTTACGTAATGAATACAGAGGCGAACAATGCAGAAAAAAAGCAGTTAAAGGCGGAAAGTATTGTAGCCCGGAATGCAGACGTAGAGTAAGTTATATAAAAAGTTTAGATACAGAAGAAACTAAAGTATCTAACACTGCTGAATCAAAATCACGTGGAGCTAAATATCCTGACTTCGTTCAATACTATGCATCTGATATAGAAAACAAAAAGAAAACACATCAACAAGTAGCAGACTTACTAGATATAGATAGAAGTCAAGTTACAAGAATGTATGCTGCTTACAAAGAAGACAAAGAAAATTTTGAAGCACAAAAAGATTGGAAAATGTCTGAAGCTGCTAAACAATCCTTAAAAGATTTTAAAGAGTTTAGAGATAGGTATTTTAAAACAGAAACAGGTGACTTATACGAAACAGCAGACTTTCACGAAAAATGGATAAACAGTATTGTTGATGCTATAGAAAACGGTAAACAACAAATGATACTAAGTCCACCACGTCACGGTAAGACAGACTTACTAACACACTTTGCTGTATGGCAGATATGTCAAAATCCTAATATAAGAATTATGTGGGTTGGTGGTAATGAAGATATAGCAAAAAATGCAGTAGGTGCTGTGTTGGACCATTTAGAAAATAACGAACAGCTTAACGAAGAAATAAACGGACCAGGAGAAAAATTTCAACCAAAAATACGTTCAGGTAAATCTTGGTCATCAGGACAGTTTACTATTGGCACTAGGACAGTTACCGGTATAAAATCACCAACAATGGTTGCTGTAGGTAAAGGTGGTAAGATACTTTCTCGTGACTGTGACTTAATTATTGCAGACGATATTGAAGACCACGGTACAACAATACAACCCAGTGCTAGAGAACAAACAAGACAATGGTGGACAACTACTTTGTCATCTCGTAAAGAGGAACATACTGCTGTAGTTGTTATAGGTTCAAGACAGCACCCAGAAGATTTATATAACTTCTTACTAGAAAACCCAGAGTTTGACCACATTGTAGAAGAAGCACATAGTACAGAGTGTATATTGCCTGAAACAAATATAGAAGAACATCAGGACTGTATGTTATGGGCAAGTAAAAGAACTTTTAAATGGCTTATGTCACAAAAAAATAATGCAGACACAACAGGTGGTAGAGCTATATTTGAAATGGTGTATCTTAATAAAGCATTTGTAGAAGGCATAACAATGTTTAACTCAGAAGATATAGACCAATGTAGAGATGTTAACAGGACTATAGGACATATACCTGCAGGCACACACTTAATTGCAGGATTAGACCCTGCATCTACAGGGTTTCAGGCTTGTGTATTATGGGCAGCTAATCCAGAAACAGGAATGTTGTATTTAGTAGATGTAGAAAATGAAGAAGGTGGCGGTGTTATACAAGCTAAAAAGTCAATACAGAAATGGTATGAAAAGTATGGACTTGCACATTGGGTTATAGAAGAAAATGGATTTCAGAAAGCTATTAGACAAGATGAAAAAATAAAAGATTACTGTGCAAGATTTGGTATTTATTTAGAAGGTCATCAGACACAAAAAAACAAGTATGACCCTATTTATGGTGTAGGAAGTATGCAACAGTTGTTTGAACAAAAGCTAATAAATCTGCCTTATGGTAGTACAGAAAGTGAAACTAAGAGTAATATATATCGTAGACAACTAATTTATTTTTCATCTGCTGCTAGTAAGGCAAGTAAGGCGAAAAGTTATAAATCAGATGTCGTTATGGCTAGTTGGTTTCCATTAAAAGTTATAAGAAGATTAGGAAAAGAACGATTAGCTGAGGTAGGATTAGATTATAAACCTAGTTTTGGAGAATGGAATTTAAGCGATATGAACGAAAGTCCTTGGGGATAGAATGAAGCCTGAAGAGATACAATATAAAATAACGCAATTACACTTTGACAATCAAAGTGCATACTCTACTAGAGGTCGTATTCGTGCAATAATGAACGGTGGACCTGATGGTTTACTAGCTTTACTAGGAGACCAGATAAAAGGTTTCCAAGATTTTCAAATACCTGTACCTAACTTAATGATGTCAGGTTTAGAACACTTGTCACAAAAGATAGGTCGTATTCCTAATCTAAAAGTAGACGTACCTAACAATAAAGATTCTGACAGAGCTAGAGCTAAAGCAGATAAGATAGCTCGTATTGTAACTTCGTATGATGATACACAAAAACTAGATTTACAAATGCCACAAGTGGGTAGATGGCTACCTGGTTATGGTTTTGCTGTATGGGTTATTAGAGAAAAAATAGGTCCTGATGGTACGCCATATCCTTGTGCAGAACTACGTGACCCTTACAACTGTTTTCCTGGATACTTTGGTGCAGACCAACAACCAAAAGAAATGGCTATTGTTCGTAGAGTACCTAAAGCTGCATTGTCAAAAGCATATCCAAACTCTGCTGACAAAATAAACAGCAAAGATTTTTACCAAACAAATACACTAGGTGTAGGTAATGCTTATGCTTCTGCTTACACTGACTCATACAATGGTTCTTGGGCAAACTCAAATGGTGAAGGTGACCTTATTGCTGAGTACTATAACGATGAAGGTACTTACATTTTCCATATGACCTCTGCAACTATTCTTGACTTTATACCTAATCCACTAGACAGTGGACCTGCTTTTGTAATTGCAAAGAAATTTGCTTTTGACAGATTACAAGGACAGTATGACCAAATCATAGGACTTATGGCTTCTATGGCAAAGATAAATGTGATGTCAATAATAGCTATGGAAGATGCAGTATTTACAGAAACAAACATATCAGGAGAAATAGAATCAGGACAGTATCGTAAAGGTAGATTTGCTGTAAACTATTTAGCTCCAGGTACACAAGTATCTAAACCAGCATCAAACGTTCCTTATCAAATATTTCAACAGATAGACAGAATAGAAAGACAACTACGTGTAGGCGGTTCTTATCCTGTATCAGATGACTCACAGTCACCACTTAGTTTTGCTACTGGTAGAGGATTAGAAGAACTAGGTGCAAGTATGTCACTTATGATTAGAGAGTATCACACAGTTATGGCAGATGCTATAGAAATGATTGACTCTAAAAGATTAGAGTGGGATGAGAAAATGTATGGTGGTAAATCAAAAGAGCTATCTGGTTATTACAACAATCAGTTCTTTAGTGAAAAATATAATCCTGATATAGACATTAATGGTGCATACAAAACACGAAGAGTTTATGGTGCTATGGCAGGATATGATGAGCCACAGAAAATTGTAACAGGGCTGCAGTTACTACAAGCAGGTATTATAGACACACAGACACTACAAGAAAACTTAGATGGTCTTGACAACCTAGCTAATGTAAATAGCAGAATTACAAAAGAAAAAGCAGATAAAGTTTTATTTGATACATTATTGGCTCAAGCACAACAAGGAGATACAAAAGCAACTATGGCTGTTGTGCAGATAAGAAAGAATCCAGATAATATGCAAGGCATACTGGATAAGTTCTTTACTGCAGAAGAACCTGAAATACCAGTCGCTGAACAAGAACTGCTTGGAGGAGAGACCCTACCACCACAGGGTCCTCCACCAGGCATAGCACAGTTATTACAAGGTATGGGTGGATAATGTCAATAAATAGAGATTTTGCAGATATTGTACACAACTCATTAGGAGATTTAGATGAGATAGGTGACAATATAATATTTCAAGAAAAAGATGATGCAAGAATATTTCAAGACCAAATGCCACCATTAGTATTTCCTTTTGGTTATTTAATTATTAGCTCCACGTTTATGTATTACGATGATGAAGAAGGTGATGAATATGGTGAGACCTAATAAAGTAAGAAACAATTTTTTAAATGATAATGTAGCAAGAAACGATGGTAGTGGTATTGGTTTAGTAGAAGGTTTTACTAAAGGTACAACATATGGTGAAGGACAAGAAATTAAAAATATTGCAGCCACACCAATTCCAAATAATCAGGTTGCACCACCTGTTATACCTACAAAAACAAAACCACAAATAGAAGCGTTTGGTCCTACAGAATTTGGTCAAGAACCTGTTACATCAGGAATGCCTATAGGTCCTGGACCAGGTCCAACAACAGCAACTAAGTACGATTTTGATGATTTTGTATATAAATCTTGGCTAGAATCGGGAGATGATTCATTACTGCAATATATAATTTGATATGGGAATTGGATTATATTCAGAGGACATAGTAAACGATTTACTAAAAGTTAAGAAAGCAGTTACACCAGATGTTGCAAAACAATTTTCTAATTTAAATCAAAAAGCATATAATGTGCCAGGACCGCTACTACGTTCTGCAGCAGAACAAAATGTAGATGATAATTTTTTTAATGAGTTACAACAACGTGTTAATGAAAGAGACCAAAGCAGTTGGAGTAAAATTAAAAATGCTGCATATAGCAACATAGGTATTACATCTGACGTAGGCATACCAACATTACTACTTAAAGCTGTAGGTAGTGGTTTTTTGTGGGCTTGGGAAAACACAATACCAAGAGCTGCTAGAGCTGCAGAATTATTACAATCAGATAGAGCTACAAATCTAAAAGATGCTTGGGCAGATGCAGATGTAGATGACCCTTTTTCAAGATATGTTACTGCTAGAAAAGAAGGTAGAAGCGTAGATATAGGCGATGGTTTTTTATCTGTAAGGTCAGACCCAGAAGAAACTGCTACATATCAACAACTTATAGATGAAGGTGTATCTGCTGAAGTTGCAAGAGCAGTTGCTTTACAACAATTAGGTAAACCAATATTTGAAGAGTATATTGAAGAAGCAGAAAACAAAGTACAATTTACTGGTGCTAGAGCAGAAGCGTTACGTAATCGTGGTATCACTCCTACTGTAACACCTGGTAGATTTTTATTTAAGCCTCTTGAGTTTATAGCAGGTCCGCAAACAGAAGCATATGATTTTATGACTGGTGTTATTGACTTAGCATTAAACTGGTATGCTGACCCTGCTAACAGAGCGTTAAAAGGTATATCAGCAGTATCTGCTAGAAGAGCAAAATTTGGTTTAGGTAAACAAAAAAGTTTTGCATCTTTAACAACAGAACAAGCAGACCAAATGGGATTTATGGAAAGAGGGTTACAAAAAGTTGCAAGACAAGAATCAGTAGAAGACGCATTAGCTAGTGATGATATGGTGCCATTTTTGTCTTGGTTATTTGATAATAGAAAAAACCCATCTACAATTCTGGAACAATCTAATTTTAGTTTAACTAGATTAGCCGAAGTTGCACCTGGTTATGGTTCTAAACAATTTACACAGTTTTATAGTAGATTAAAAAACTTAGATAAAAGAGGTAAACTCACAGACGATATAGCAAAAGCAGACGCTGTGAGAAAAATATTAAAACCAAATATATTAGCTGCTGCTACAGATATGGCAGTGCCTACTGTTAAAAAAGCAGGAACATTTAGAACAGCTATGTCTAATACATTTGGTAAACAAAGTAGATTTGGATTTGATGCTGAAAGACAGTTTGGTCAAGTCTATGACAATACACAGCTTGATGTAAATAACTTAGATTATTTATTAACTAACTATGTAAAGTATATGAAATTTTCTGGTGTAGAAGTAAGTAAAAGAAATAAAAGAGCTAACGATTTATTAGAAGGTATAGAGAGAATAGGAGATAATCAGTTAGCTAGAGCAAACTTTGTAGCAGGTGCTATAAAAAGTGATTTATTAAGACAGAGAACTTATAAATTACAACAACTAAAAGATGCTGGTGCATCTACTAAAGAAACTGAAAAGTTTGTAGAGTTATCAACTAAAACTGCAGCAGGTTATTTAGAATCTGCACAAGACATAGGTAGATACTACGGAAGTATGGATGTATCTATGCCTGTAACATTTAAAAAAGAATTTATAAAATATCAGACAGAAACACTAGGATTATCTCCACAAAAAGCAGAAGATTTATTTAGAGCTAGTTATAGATACCCTACCTTTGAAAATCATCTTGTAACTTCTATAACATTACCTGCACCCTCTGCAGTTATTAAAGCAGATAGAGCTTTATTAAAAGGTTTTAGTAATCAGTTAGGTAAAGTTATTGATACCATAGGAGAAAGTGCAGTAACAACGCTCTTTGATAATTATTACTCTAGCTTATTTAAACCACTCGCATTATTAAGAGTTGCGTACCTGGTTAGAGTGCAGTTAGAAGAACAAGCACGTCTAGCTGCTAGTGGTATAAATTCTTTATACAAACATCCTATACAATACATAGCTAATCAAATAGCTAAAACTTATAAAAACGCAGAAGGGTTTTTACCAGGCAGTCAGATATACAAATTAGGTTTAGGTAAAGTACAAATTAATCAAGGCTTTACTGACAGGCAACTAAAAA